ATTCAAATAGATGCTAAAGGAACAGTTACAGAAAGAGCAGAAGCAGATAGATATGAAATTAATATTGGCACAAAACATGAATCATCTGGACATAGTGTCGTAACAATTAATGGTAATGCTCATGTATATGTAAAAGGTAATAAAACTGAAGAGATTGAAGGTGACTATAATCTTCTAGTTCACGGTAATTCTCATTTTGGTACTGGTGGCCAAATGAATATTAACGGCGGTGAACAATTGCAAATGAGAGCTGGAGATGTTAAGGTTGATGCCAATGTAGGTATTATGAATCTCTTTGCAAAAGAAAGTCTTGTGATTGAAGGTGGCGACCAGTTTATTGCAAAAGCAAATGCTATGAATTTAACCTCAATACTTGATATGGAATTATATTCAACACTTGCTATGAAAGTGACATCATTACTTGATTTTACAGTTTCTAGTAATGATGTGAACTTTAATACAGGAACGGGTGGCTTTAATATTTGGGGTATTGGTCCTACAACTATTGATTCACCTATAGTTAAGACAATTGGTACACTTCAGGCAACCGCAGTTGCAGGCATTAGAGGAGACTTTACAACATTAGGAGCTCCATTACCATCAGGTGCTGTATCATATAATGGGTTATATACAGTGCCAACAAATGTTCCAACAAACTTATTATTTACTTTACCAGAATTAAACTTTGCATTACCTGCTTTATTTGCTGGTTCACAAGCTGAAATGCCCGAACCACCTTCAAAGTCTACTTCTATCTTCCCAAGAGGATATTTTGCTCAAGGATATACTTCTGGTTATATTTCTAATATTGATGATGGTGCAAAATCAATTGCATCAAAATTTAAGAAAGGTATTATATAATGGAAAGTAAGTGCGTCGATAGATCAGATTTAACTACAATTAATAAACTCAGTTTATCTGCTGGACCATATACCAATGTTGATGGTCAATATACTTTAGCTCAAGTTGATGTTTTTACACAAGATTTATTAAACAATATTGAAACTGATTCTCAAAATAATCCACTTGCAATAATGTATTCTCAATATGGCGATGCTTTATATGAAGGAACGGATTTTATTAACACACTTAAAAATTTACCTTTAACAGATTATCCTGACTTAGATAGAAGATGGTCAAAAGGAGATATAACTGATATAGAATTTGCAGATTTTATTCAAGCTTATAATTACACACCTTCAAATGTTCCAAATACAAGCACAGATAAACTTCTGCGTAATTTAGATTCATATTATAAAGATACTTTTAGTGAAAGTATTTTGGGTGGGTTCTGTAAACAATTCCCAGAAATTTTCCAAAAGATTGACCAATTTTTTGAGTTGATTGGAGAAATTAATGCTCTTATAAAAGACGCAATATCATTTTTCTCAAAAATTAGAAGTTATAAAGATCTTCAAAAAGAAGCAGAAAAGCAAATTGTAAAAGAGCTAATTAAAGAATTAAAGAAAAAAATTGGCGACATTATTGATAAAATCTTTATAGAGGTTGAAGAAGCAATTGGAAACTTTGATATTGAAGGTATTATTGGTGATGTCAAAACATTTATGAGAAAAGGTGTTGCGAAACCTATTATGACAGCCAGAGAGGAAATGTGTGCATTCTTTACTCCGGAAAATAAAAAGACTTTTAAAGAAAAAATGAAAGGTCTCATTGATTATGCTGTAAGCTTATTTGAAAGTCCTAATTTAGAGGCAATACAATTCTTTATTGCTCGATTCTGTGCGTTGGTTACAAATATTGAAGGTTTGATAAGAGACATTAAGAAACCTTTAGATGATTATTCATTAAGATTTCAAACAATAGCAAATCGACTATCAACAATATCAAATATTAACACTTCCACAGCAATTCGTGCAGGAGCTATTAGATATTCTCCTGAGGTTCGCAAAGACACAATAAATAGATTAGAGGCAAGGGCTACTGACCCAGGTGGTAAAGATTTCACACCTACTGGAGAAGAGCCAGAAGAAGTACCAGAACCAACAGCATCTGAATACAAGAATCTTCCAAAATGTGGAGCTGTATGGAAAGGATCTGACCCAACATTTGCCGTTGAGGGCGATTGGACAGATGAAAAAGAAGGTGTTGGTATCTATGGGTACACAAGAATAGATTTAGATGTAAAGGTATATCTACATAGAGTACAAAAAGAAATAGGTGGTACTTTTACAATTACGGAAGGTTGGATAAGTAAGGCATATAATGAAAAGCAAGAAGGTGATGAACAAAATTCTCACCTGAGTGGTTTAGTTATTGATGTTAAGAAAGATATGGCAGACCCGGCTTTGTTTATGGAAACAGCATTGAAAAATGGCTTTAAATTTGCAAGAGAATATGACGACTTTATCCACCTAGATATAAGAGAGACTCCAGGGCAATGACAATAGATGTTTTTACACCCAGAACTAAAAAGATAAATCTTTATACAGATTTTCATAAGGATTTGCGCATTAGTCCTATTTCAAAAGATGTTGCTTTATTAAAAGACGAAGATGCTGTTAAAAGAGCAATATCAAATTTAATACTCACCGATCCAGGTGAGCGACTTATGCAACCTTATATTGGTGCTGGTATTCGCGAAATGTTATTTGAAAATCTTACGCCGGGTACTTTAAAAATTATAGAAGAACGTGTAAGAGATACAATCGACACTTATGAACCAAGAGCCGAACTTATTGACGTAGCCGTAGAATCAATAGACGAACAATCAGTACAAGTTACTGTATTATTTTATGTAACAAACGAAGAGCAACCAATTCAGCTAGATGTTATTTTAGAAAGGAATAGATAGAGATGGCCAATCCAAAGACTCCAATAACCGAACTGGATTTTGATTCGATCAAAAACCAGCTTAAAACATATTTGCAAACGCAAACACAATTTAAAGACTATAACTTCGAAGGAAGTAATATGTCAGTACTTTTAGATGTTCTTGCATTTAACAGTTTCCAAAATAACTTTTATACAAATATGGCACTTAACGAAATGTTTCTTGACTCGGCCGTCCTCAAGAACAGTATTGTTTCTCATGCCAAAGAATTAAATTACATTCCTCGCTCAAGAAAATCTGCTAAAGCTGTTGTCAATGTAACTATTGTTGATAGTACACTTACAGATTCCACTGTTACAATTCCTCAATATACTAATTTTTCAGCAACATATCAAGGTGAAACATATAACTTTATAACAAATCAGGTTTATATTGCTCGAAGAGTAGAGCCTGGCACATTCGTTGCAGAAAATGTTGAAATTTTTGAAGGGCAAGTTCTTGCAAGTTTCCAAAGAGAAGGTTTCATTGTAGATGCTGACGGTGTACTTCGTGTTCAATTAACAAATAATGAAGTTGATACTGACAGTATTGTTGTATTTGTTGACGCAGAAGCCACAGAGGATCAAAATATATTCACAAGAGCAACAACAATTTTTGGTGTTGAACCTTTAGATAAAGTCTTTTATCTTGAACCGTATCTTGATGATAGGTATGCAATTTATTTTGGTGGTAATAAATTTGGATTACAACCAGAAGAGTTCGAAGATGTTCGTGTAAGATATCGTGTTTGTTCCGGTGAAGAACCAAATGGAGCAGCAAGTTTTACAGCATCCTTTATAGATGGAGCAACAATTAGTGTTACTACTGTATCCGCTGCCTCTGGTGGTGCTGAACGCGAATCATTAGAAAGTATTAGATATTTTGCTCCTAAAGCATTACAAATACAAGAAAGAGCAGTAACCACAAAAGATTATGAAGTATTATTAAAACAAAAATACCCAGAAATTACTGCGGTATCAGCCTATGGTGGCGAAGAATTAGATCCACCTCAATTCGGTAAAGTTGCGATTAGTATCTTTTTGAATGACGATACACAATTACTTTCTTCTACGCTTGCAAACGCTTATATTGAATACCTGTCGACAAAATCACCTCTAGGGATTGAACCTATTTTCGTGCAAACAAAGTTCTTGTATGCGGATATTACAGTTGATGCGACATATACTACAAAGAACACATCAAGGTCAGTTCCAGAACTTGAAGCACTTATTCGTGGCGCAATTCAAACACATTCTGATACAAACCTTGAAGATTTTAACAAAACATTACGACTATCAAAATTAAATGCTGAAATTGATGCATTGGATACAGGCATTCAAAGTAATAGTATTACTGTATTACCTATTATCGAATATGCTCCAGTTGTTAATGTTGAAACTAACCCAACATTTAAATTCTCAGCAGAATTAATTAAACCATATCCATATAGAAGTTTTAATGGATTTACTGATTATAAACCAGCAATTAAGAGTAGTGTATTTGATGATAAAGATGGAGAATGTGTATTCTTACAAGATGATGGTATAGGTAACATTATGACAGTTACTGATGATGTATCAAACCCACAAATTATTAATCCAACAGCTGGAACTGTAAATTATACTACAGGTGAAGTAAAACTTACAAAATTTATTGTAGAAGCTTATACAGGCGCTGGAATTAAAATTATGGCAAGAGTCAAACGAAGTGATGTAACGGCACCACAAGGTCGTGTGTTTATACTTCGAGACACAGATGTTAAAGTAAATATGGTTAACGAGACGACAGGTACTGGATCTACATCATCTAGTTCCACAACATATTAATAGGAAAAGTTTATGGCCGTCACTCAAGGCGAAATTAATAAGAATGTAGCCTTTTTTATTAAACAACAATTCCCTGGAATATACAGGGAAGATGGTGCAGAGCTCGTCCAATTAGTAGAAGATTATTATAGATTTGCTGAAACACAAACTAATCAACATAATTATATCTCAAGAAGAATTTATGAAATACGAGATGTTGATACTACTCTTGCAGATTTCATTCTATTCTTTCAAAAGAAATTCCTTCAAGATTTACCTCTCAAAGAAGATGTAATTAAATTTATTGTTAAAAATATTCTTGACTTATACAGAAGAAAAGGTACTGCAGCAGGTATTGAGTTATTCTTTGCAATATTTTATGAAGAATTTGATTTGGATATTACATATCCAGCAAAATTCATGCTCAAAGCTTCAAACAGTGAATGGCGTCAAGGTGTGTATTTACAGTTATTCCCAAATACAGGTGCTTTCTTTTCTCAATCCGGTAAAGAATTTAGTTATTTAGATCTCATTTCTCGTAATATTACTGGTTCGGCATCTGGCGCAAAGGCTGCTGTCAGTAAAGTTAATTTTATTATTTTAAATGGTATTGAAACACCTATTATTTACCTTGATGCTTTAAAAGGTAATTTCCAACGATATGATGATTTAATCGTAAACATAAATGGAGAAGTGGTTTCTTTTGGTCGTGTTAACGGTTCTTTAAGTGGTATCATTATTGATGAAGAATATCCAGGCACAACAGGAAATAAAATTGGTGACATTTATGATGTCGTATCACAATATGGTGGCGGTGGTAAAGCAATTGTCACAGAATTATCAAACAAAGTTACCGGAGAAATAGATTATAATATTGATAGTGGAGGTTTTGGATATACAATAGATAATACAAGATTATTAGTTTCAAACCAAACACTTATTTTACCTAACGCAAATACTGATTATATCATATACGAAACACTTGTTGATACAGCAAATAACCAAGGAATTATTATTGGTCAAAACGAATCAACTATCGGTGTAAGAATGAACACAGGCCAAGAATTTGATTTGTCTAGACCAATTAGTACTTTAGATCGTAGTTCAAATTTTGTTCTACCAGTTGGAGGCATTTCTCCAAAAAATGAATCATCTCCTGGAGCATTATTTCCAGACACCGGCGCAAATACCGATGTTAAGGTTTCACTATTAACAAATACATTTACTGCTGAAGTAATTACAGATCCTATTCAACCACATTTAGCAACAGTCTTAAATATTGCTGATTATGAAGTGAATGCTCCATTCTCAGGAACAGCATCTCCAGTTAATTTAAGTACTCCATTGGATGAAGCATTTGATATTGAACCATTAATAATTGGAACAATTGCTGATTTTGCAAATATTAATCCTGGTACCGATTACGTTAACGATGTTTTTGCAAGAGCAGAAGATGAAGTATTTAAACGATTTGAAAGAAAGAATCAAATATTAAGATTTGCAGAACCAGGCACCGCTGGAAACTTTACTAAAGGTGAAATTGTAGCTGATGCAAATACAGGTATACAGGGTGCCGTTGTAGATACTGACACAGAATTTGGATTTATTACTGTAACACCATACTCGTATTATGGCTTTGAAGGTATTGAAGAAGTTGAAAGATTAAATGGTGATGTATTTCCAGTTGTCGGTTTTGAATTTGATTATAATAGTAGGTCATACGGTGACAATGCTGTTATTGATGCCGATACAGAATTTGCAGTAGGAAAAATTAAAGAAGTTGCAATTGATAATTCTGGCTTCGGATATATTGACGGATTTACAGCTCAATTAGTTGACCCAGATGATGGTGCAATTCAAGCTCAAGGAACACTTCAATGTTTAAAACAAGGTGTGACTTCTGGGTTCTGGGCAAATTACTCTGGTCATATTAACGGATATATTGAATCAGCAAATGGAGTTTTAGATTATTATACTTCAGGACAACGAATTCAGGATAGTGATTATTACCAAGAATATTCATACCAAATTAAATCTAAATTAGGTAAAGAAACATACGAAAAATTATTAAAAGAAAATATGCATTTGGCTGGTTCCAAAATGTTTGGCGATTTCATTTATAAAGCTAAAGTAGATGATCAAACAAAAGCAAGGTTCTTAAGATTATTTAATGATGACGGCAGAGGTTCACCACTTGATATTGCAAATGTTGAGTCACTTGATGCTGCAGTTACAAATTATTATGCAGATTCTACATTCGTAACAGCAGACCATGTCAAAGGTGGTGGTTATTCAGGACCTGTAACTCTTGATGTATCTACAATAGATATTAGTGATTCTTCTGGTAACTATCCAAGTACAACAACAATTACGGTGACGAACTAATGGCAACGATAAGATATGTATCAGACGGTGACCCATATCCAGCTAAGGCAGGACGAACACCATTAACAAATGATGGTTCAACTTCTAGAGCAGGCTTTGGTGGTGGTAATACTATTTCAGATCAAACACATAATTATGCTTTTACATATAGAGCTGGAACAAATACAAGCAACCCACAACCAACAACATTAGGGGCAATGGGTATTGCAAATAATGGAGTAGTACTTTTTAATCCAAGTGCTGCGCCGGGACCATTACCGGGTGGAAGTCAGAATCCAGCTCCAGGATTTACATTTAATGCTGTATTTAATGAATCTGCTTATGGTGTAGATGCATGTGGTGGGCATCCGGAACAAAATGGAGAATATCATTATCATTCGGGTTCATTTTTAATTAATTGTTGGGATTCAAAAGTTTGGGGCTCAAATGCATATTATAATGATACAGATTTTTCAGGCGATCATTTTAGACATACAGATGGTCACAGTAAAGTTTTAGGATTTTGTTTTGATGGTTATCCTTTATATGGACCATACGGTTATCAAAATCCGTTAGACCCTAACACATTAGCTGTTCAACAGACAAGTAGCTGGAGAACATTGGCATCAGAAGCAGCAGGAAGAGGCTTTACTTATGCTCAAATACCAGCAGGAAGTTTTATAAACGATTATGAACATGTTCAAGGTATAGGAACACTTGATCAATATAACGGGAGATTTTGTATTACTCCAGATTACCCAACTGGAACTTATGCATACTTTTTGACTTTTGAAAGTGGTAATTTAACTACACCAGCATTTCCATATATTTTTGGATTAAGTACAAAAGAACAAAGAGATGTTTAAACAATCAAGAATAAATATTAAATTAAAGATTTTATAAGAGGAAGCTATGGCCAAGCAAATTATTAACATCGGAGCATCCGCAAATGACGGGACAGGTGACCCGCTCAGAAATGCCTTCGATAAAACAAACGATAACTTCAATGAGATATATCTTGCATTAGGAAGTTCAACAACTGCTACATCACTTTTTGATAGTAGCGGTAACCTTGATTTAACAGGTAAACCTCATAAAATATCATTCTACTATGCTACAAAAGCATTACTAGATGCAGTAAATCCTTCAACATATCACGGAGCAATAGGACATGCTCATGATACAGGAAAACTTTACTATGCTCATAGTGGGGCATGGGTAGAATTAGCAACCGCCGACGATTTGCAAGGTGGTGGAGGTTCCTCAGCTAATACATTTGGTACAATAGCAGTTTCTGGCCAGACTTCGATTGTAGCAGATAGCACTACTGATACTCTTACTCTTGCTGCAGGCACAGGAATTTCTTTAACAACAAATGCTACCTCTGATAGTGTTACAGTTGCTTCAACGGTAACAGCTCCTAATACATTTGGAACAATTGCTGTTGGTGGTCAAAGTAATGTTGTTGCAGATAGTTCAACAGATACACTTACATTTATTGCCGGTTCTAATATTACTCTTACAACTGATGCCACCAATGATAGTATTACAATTAACTCTTCAGGTGGAGGTGGTTCAAATACTATTAATTTAAATAGTGCAGCTGCTGGAACAGTTGATACAAGCCAAGACAGTTATGCTTTCATTGATGCAAATGATAGTGGAAATACTAAAAAGGCAACTCTTTCAGATTTAGTTGCTTCGATCGCCGGTACAAATTTAACTGCAAGTAATGGTGTACTAAATGCTGCTGCTGGATATGCAAATGCTGATGTTGATGCTCATTTAAATACGAGTTCCGCAGCCAATAATGAAATACTTAGTTGGACTGGAACAGATTATGATTGGGTAGCAGCTGGTAGTGGTGGTTTTACTCCATCTCGTGTCACAGAAGCAGAAACAACAGCAAGTATTAATGATGGTGCTTCAGGTTCTGTTGAATATGCAACACTAGGTAAATCATTTGCTCTTTATACAGTTACAGTTGATAAACCATCTTGGATAAGAATATATTCTGATACAGCATCTAGAACAGCAGACGCAAGTCGTCCACAAGGTCAAGATCCTGCAGAAGGTGCAGGTATTATTGCAGAATTTGTCGCTACTGCAAATAATACAACATTTAAAGTGACACCAGCAATTTATGGTTATATTGATAATGGCGAAACCACATTACCTGTTGCGATACAAAATAATTCAGGAAGCGCAGGAACAGTACAAGTTTCAATAACAGCATTAAAATTAGAGTCCTAATATATGGATAAACATATTCACACGGTAATATTAATACCAGGTACAGACGAAGCAGCATTCTTAGAAAATGAGGCTGCCGGAATGGAAGTCGTCAGTAATTTGAATTTGTTTGATTCCATTATTTCAATGAGGTTAACTGAATCGGAAGTTGCAACTTTACTGGAAAGCGATAAGGTTGTTGATGTTGAAAAAGAAATGCCCGTCATTGAAACAGTATATCCAGTCACTCCAGAATACTCAAGAAATACTACATTAGAGACAAGAAATTCACCAAGTGGTTCAAATGGTGCCGATTATTCTGGGACTAACTTTTGGTTTCACGGTGGAGTAAAGATTACATCAAATTCAGCACCAATAGGATTTTTTACAACTGCCGGAGAAGATGCCGAAGTTTCAGCAACAATAGAACAAAACTATGTTGGTGAATATGTTGATATTGTAGCTATTGAAGCAGGAACTCCATTAAATACTTATGATTCATATGCATATAGTCACCCAGATTTTCAAGATGCAAATAATAGCCCAAGATTTGTAAAAACAGACTGGACAGCATATGATTCTGGTCTAGTTGATAATAACCAAGCTTCGGCAAATACAGAATTTTTTAGTGCTCATGCTATTGGTGTTTTAAGTGCTGCTGGTGGAAAATATTGCGGTTGGAGTAATGCTTCAAGTTTAAGAGTGTTATATCTTTCGAACGGTGTTGCTGCAGCATACAACGGTGTATTAAATTTCCATAATAATAAACCAGTAAATCCAGATACAGGCGTGCGTAATGCAACAGTTGTCACAGGTGCTTGGGGATTTTCTGGTGTTGATTTAACTGGTGCAGTTCCAGTAGACAATATCTATAGATTAGATGTTTATGATACTGATGGTAATTTAACGACAATTAATAGACCAACAGGGACAGGCTCTCCACAAACATATGCAATTACAGCAACAGCTTCAGATTCGAGTAATTACACACTTTCTGGAACAGATAGAGATGGTTCAGTATCGGGAACAGACCCGGCACTTAATTTAGTTGTTGGAGATACATTAAATATTACAAATAATGTTTCTGGTTCTCACCCAATGTATATAAAAACAACAAATACTGGAGGAAGCGGAGACCAAGTATCAACACCTGCTGCCACAGGACAAGGTACTGCTAATGTTTCTTGGACTCCAAATGCACCAGGCACATATTATTATCAATGTGGTTTCCATAGTGCAATGGTTGGTACAATTACTGTTATTGCACAAAGTACCGATGGTTGGGGAACTGATTTTACTCCATTCACAGATAATTTAATGGTACCGCGTGTAATTCAAGACCCAGCAGATAGTACTGATAAATGGATGATTCCTTGGAATATTGGAAGTAGATATACTACACTTGATACAATTATGTCAAATTATAATAATGCTGGTGGCATATATCATTTCCAAAGTGCTGGTAATAATTCCACAGTAGGTGTTTCAGAAGAAGATCCGAGAAAGAATAATACAATTTATATAGACCCAGCAGTAAATTATGTTGATATTAATTTAAATGGACAAGGTAGATATACATTTGCATCAACTACATCACCAAGTGCGCCCACTGTCACGTCAACAAAACCATGTCGTATGTATCAAGGTGGAGGTTCTAATCAATTTACAGTTGCCGCATGCCAACAAAGTACTGTGAATCCATTATTAGACGATTATAGTAGTAGAGGTCCGATGATTGATATATCTGCTACTGGAGCATATACATGGACAGCATATCCCACCACTACATACAATGATGGTACATGGGGATATTTCAGTGGAACATCTTGCGCGGGGCCGGTTGCTGCAGGAACAGCAAGTATTATGGTTTGTGATTTCTTTATTAAACGAGGAGTCTATCCATCAATCGCACAGTTAAAACAAATTGTATCTGATAATGCAAAACCAACATTAGTGAGTGAAGGGCTTGTAGATTTTGAAAATGTAAGTGCAGCAGGAAATAAACCTTCGACAAGGTTATATTCATCAAGTAATGTATTTCGTATCTCTGAAAATGATTTCCAAAATGGTGGTTCTGATTTAAGTGATTTATTTGGAACACCAACTGATATCATCAATATACCATGGGGTATCAGATTAGGTACAGGAAAATATATTAATGCAGTCAGAGGTCCATCTTATGGAAAGCGTTCAGTATCAGGACAAACATATCCTCGTAGAAAGATAAGAGTGGAAGCATAGTAAATGAGAATAAATAAACTTAATAACACCAATCAAAAGAGTTCAAAATGGCAGAAGTATTAAGTAATAGTTTTAAAACTGACATCACTAGACTATTTCTTGCTGACGTAAGAGATAATCAAAATTATTATTTGTTCGTATCATCTATTGATGACTTCTCGCCGAGCGATACTATAAAATCAAAGAATGAATTTTTAGAAAAAGCATTATTTGGTAAAAAGATTTTAAATGAAGATATTCATTTTTGCATTCCATATTATCCATGGCAGGTTGGTTCTACTTATGCACAATATGATGATGCAGCAGACTTATTAGGTCAAAATTTTTATGCAGTTGTCGGACCAACACAGAATGACACAGGTGATTATCGTGTTTATAAATGTTTAAACAATAATAATGGTGCAACAGTTTCAAATCCACCTAACTTTAACGCTACAACAACAGATCAAATTTATAAAACAGCAGATGGATATGTATGGAAATATATGTATCGCATTAGTGATTTAGATTTTGAAGCATATAATGCTTTAGGTTTTATTCCACTTTTAAGCATGACTGCAAATAATGATCTTATTAGCCCAGCAGATGGTGGAGGTGGTACATTATCTGATGTGATAGTAGAAAATCCAAATGATAATTTTGGATATGTCGTTGAATCTGGAGGTTTGGTAGGTTCGCCATATAGTACTGGCGTTATGGATCTAGACCCTTCTACTAATATGAGTGAAATTTCAAACTATTATGTAGGACAATATATTTACACAACAAATCCAAATGGGATTTCAAGATTATTTGACATAGAATACTATAATTATGATACAAATACCGGTATCGCTGAAATTCGAGTAGGTAGAGAATTATTAACTGGTGCAGCAAATCCAGTTGCGGCAGGAGTTACACAACAAGCACAATTTAAAATCTTTCCAAAACTTAAAATAGCTGGGGACGGAACAAATACAAACACATTACCAGGCTCTACTGCAGTAGCAATTCCTAATATTGTAAATGGAAGAGTCACTACATGCACAGTATTAAATAAAGGTATTGGGTATCATAGAGCTACAGCAGAAGTTGTAGATCCTATTTACGATTTTGACCCAGAAGATCAAACAACAACAGACATTCGAGCAATTGTAAGACCAGTATTGTCATCTGATGGTGGTCATGCTTATAATTTATTAGATGAATTTAGATGTCGTAATTTTTCATTTTATGCATATATTACAGCTGATGATAACAATCAAATTGGAGACACAAATACTTATGGTGCGGTAGGTCTTGTAAGAACTCCATCATTTGCTAATACAGCACCGGATATCTTTGATAACCGTATAGCAATTACTACAAATGACTACGAAAAAGTAACGGCAAATAGTACAATAATACAAATAGATTCAAACAACGAGACAATTTTTTCTGCAAAAGTACATGAAGTAGATGCCGCGGCAAATACAATATATCTTGCAGAATACATGGGACCATATATAGATAATGCAAATACAGGTAATGGTGACATTTCATTAGACCTAACTTTGCCATTAAGAAACGACACAGGACAGCTAATCCAAATAAATACTCCTAGTGCAGACAATGTTGTAGTATCAGAGTA